GCAATCTTGTTTGCTTCTCTCTCGATTTGGTAGAGGAGTCCTCTGTATCGTTCAGCCATCCAACGACCATCTGAGTCATTGATGATGTTATATGCACCACCGGAAACACCAGAACCGATTGCGCCTGTTGCGTAGGATGCAAGGTCAGTCTGTTGAGCACCAAGTTGTGCAACACCGTTTACAGTACGAACGACTTCTCGGTTGATTTCTGCAAGAATTTCTGCACTAAGAATGTTAGCAAGTTCAGTTTCTGCATCAAGTCCGTGTACAGCCTTGAGGTCTTGAGCGAGTTCAGTTGTGTACTCTGCTTTGAGGGCGCGAGTCTTTGCTTCAACTGCTGTTCGTTCAATGCTGAATGCCATTTCTGGGAATACCCAAGCACCTGAAGCACCGAGGACTTCTGCTTGATTTGTTGGTAGACCACCTTTGACTGAAGCACCAGCGTATGCAGTAATACCTGCGGCAGAAGCAGGGCCTTGGGCACCGAAACCGAATGGGTCGCCGTCTGCACCTGAAGCACCGTGGGTGATACCACCACCACCAGTTGCACTCATGGTTGCACCGTGAGTGAAGTCTGCTTCGTTGAAGAGGGCTTCGTCACCACCTTGAGTAGCGTACTTGGCTCTCATTGCGAAGATAAGACCAGTAGGTCCTGTCATTGGTTGCACACCGCAGATGTCGTATGCCATTAGGTTAGGCATAGCACGGCGTACTAGAGAGATTAGGATTGGGTCGAAACCTCTCATGTTTGTGTTTTCTGTTCCTACATTTGGTGACATACCACCACCAACTAAGTTTGCCGCTTGTTCTTGGAGTGCCTTCTCTTGATTCTCTAGAAGAACGGTTGTGACATTCTTTCTATATGAATCTTTAATAGCGGGAAGACTTGGATGCTCAATAATGGGCTTCCATTTTTCTCCTAAAAACTGGGCTGCTGTGTCTAGATTGTTCATCCGTTTTGCTCCTTGTTTTTCTTTCTAGTCTTTAGGGACTGACAATTAATACTCTTTCTTATATAGTAATTTGAAAATTTACGACTGTGTGTTATTCTCTTCACTGTCTGCATGTCTACCAATCATGTTGAAGTAAGAACTCATTCTTGGATTCAAATCTTCTACAAGTGGTGTGTTTGCTACAGGAATTTCAGAGATAGACTCATTAAGAAGTGTAGTAACACCTCTTGCTGAACTATTGAAATAACTTTCTTTAATTGTTGCTAGTTTGTGTGAAAATTCTGCTTCACTGCTATATTCAATTCCTCTAGCGAGTGAACGGAACTTTTCAATCTCAGTATCAGCCAAACCATGACATGCTGATTCAAAAAGTGCATCGCAATTTGATTGTGTCTTTGCATTTGAAAGTTGAACATTTTCGTTAATGCTATTGTTTAACTTCTTTTTAAGACCTTCAACCTGATTTGTTAGTTGTTCGACTAAGTTTACTTTTGATTGTGGCACATCGATGTAGTGATTTTCAAATAGTTGTTGTAGACCATTCATGAACGATTCAGAAATTTCATTTTGAATACCAGATTCAATTGCTAATTCGTTTTCTTGCATCCACTCATTTACAACATAGTTCATGTAGTCATCGAGTTTACCAGCCATGTCATCCTTTGCGGAAATTACTTCCTCTACGAAAACATCTCTTGACTGTCTAACGAGTTCTGCTTGAATTTCTTCTACTCTTGCATTGACGGCTGCTTCAAAGATAGCGGCTGCTTTTCTCTTGAATGAATCAGTTAGTTCTTCACCACTGAAGAGTGCTTCTAGATGTTCCATCTTTGAATCTTTACCGGCTGCTTTATCCTTAAGGGATTTCTTTGCATCACCCTTAGTTTTTGCAGGACGAGCAAACTTTACACCCTTACCTTGTGCATCTTCACTACCTTTACCAGTTGCATCTTCTTCGTCATCTTCCATAAGAGCAAATTGCGAAGCCTTGTAGATTTCACGATTGGCTGCTTCTTCTAGACCATCTTGAGTGCTAAAAGATGAAAGTCTTTGGGCAACACCGTTAATGTATGCGGGTGATGCACCTAAGTTTTTTAGTTCTGAAAGTGTATTGCTAAGTGTAGCATTTGCTTGAGCATCTTCTGATGCATTTGCTCTTTCCAATAATGTTCGAGCAGAATTGATTATACTGTTTGTCATTTGGAGACTCTCCTTGTTGTTTTTTATAGTAATTACTTAACTTATTTATACTTTTTCATAATTTGGACAAGAAATCAGCAAAACACCATTCTGCTACTTCATCAATCATACTTTGTGGTGTTTTTGATATATTTTTCTTGTATTTTTCAATAGTGGCTTCTTTAATGATACCGTTGTCCCATACCCATTCTTTACCTTCCATAATACCGTCAACAAATGCGTTTGGTGCTGATGGGTCTGCAACGATGTCAACTGCCGCAAGCATAAAGTCATCTGATACAATTTTCTCGCCATTCTTTTCTTCAAGACTTCCCATACCTCTAGAAGAAACACCAAGTTGTGCGCCTTCATCGAGGAGGTTCTTTACAATCTTACCCATTGGAGTATCCATAATTTTGGCTTTACCAATTACATCATTATTGTTTTCATACAAATCAGTGATGATGTGTGATACTCTTTCCAAGTTGACTGTTGGGCCTTCTGGGTGTCCCAGTTCACCGAATGCTCTTTTGCCATTTACGAAGTTTTCGTTGTAGTTCTTAACTTCGTTCATGAGAACAGACTTGGGATATACTCTGCCATTTCTGTTCTTTTGTTCTGCTTGCATAAAGACACCACTGATGTAGTAGTTATCTGGTCCACCCTCTACATTTTCTTTGATGAGTTTAATATCTTCAGTTGTTTCTGTAATTAGTTTCATTTATTGTCCTCCTGCTCCTTGTGGTGGTCCAGGCATTCCAGGCATCCCTGGCATTCCACCTTGTTGCGGGGGTTTTGCTGCCTGTTGAAGTATTTCTTTTACCCAGTAAACAAATTCTGGATAGAATTTTTTATAAATTTCATCTAGAATTACTGAATCTGCATAATTTTGTTGTTGCATTGTTTGAACAAACAAATCAATCTTTGGATATGATTTAAATTTCTCCCACAATTTATCTTCATCCGTTTTTGGAGGTGCAGGAGGACCACCCATACCTGGCATTCCAGGCATTCCCCCACCTCCGGGTGGTGCGCCACCTCCGGGTGGTGGTGGTGCTTGTTCGTAAAGAAATTCTTTTCTTCCTAAATTCATATTTCAATAGTTCCTTGATGCGTTTATTTTTCGGATGGTAGCACCTTCAGCACTTCTTCTTCTTCTGTTTCCGCTAACCTTTCTAACAGTTGCGCCTTCAGCACTTCTTCTTGAACCAGATTTTTGCAGATTGTGCATCTGCCATCCTAGTTCGTCACCAGCACCAATTATTAGAGGATTACCTGGTCTAATAGGTTTAGGGTTAGGTGCTGTTGGTCTTGGATTATGATATTGGAATATTGGTCTACCATCTTGAGTAGATTGCCATGGTTGAACTGCTTCTTTTTGTTGTTGACAAGGAAGACAGTTTTCCTTCTTCATAGCCTTCTTGACCTTCTTACGGCGGTTCTTGAGATAACGGTCTGAATCATCGACATCACCATCGTTGTCTACATCATCATCTTCTTTACCTACAGCATCAAGGTCTTCATCATTATCGCCTAATAAAACTTCTTTCTTCTTTTTCTCTAAGAAAACAGAAAGTTTGTTCATCATTACATTTTCAAAGTTATCCTTGGCTTCGATTAGGTCTCCAGATATAACATCGTTAAATAAGTTGCTAAATTTTCGTGCCATTTTATCTCTCCTGAGCGAATTTTGCTAGTTTTACGAATGAACTAGAATCAGATGAAATCATATCTCTCATCTTTATTTGGTTTTCTTCATTTAATTCATCATGTAAGGTTATTAAACTTTCAGAAATATCAGGCGTTACATGAATGACATTTCCATTGATATTTATATCTACTGGCATTTTGGAGTTGTAGGACTTTTGTAATTGGTGTATAGTAGATTCTGTTTTGTTTACAAATTTCCTAACAGGTTGTCCGGGAGTAATTCTTTGTCTGTTTTCCCTTGCTCTATCAGTCCCGTCCTCGTCTGCCTGTTTCACTCCTTGCCAAAAACCTTTTGTCCATTGTTTTTTGTCTTTGGTTATTGATTCATTCCAAGGTCCTGATTTTCTTTGATTGATTTGTTTCCCGCCATTCTTTTTCGAGTATTTTGCGAGTGAACTGTCTATCACTTTTGGGTTGCCTGGCAGAATTGATACAATTACTTGTTTTTTATTCTTCTGCATCAACTTTCCACTAGCAACTGCGGAGTTTTCTATGTCTTTAATGAACTGCATTGCTTTTCTTTCATTTGGAAACTCGTATTGTTGGAGTTCACCCTTCTTGGCTTCATTCAGTTCAACGGATTCGCCTCTCAACCTTTTAGCATTTGCTCTTGCTCGTTCTCTTTTCCTTTTTTCCATTTCTAACTGTTTCGCTCTGGTCATACCAGTTCTTCGGTTACCACCCACTCTAGGTCTGTGTCCCATGTAACCTACTTCATCCAGTTCAACGGATTCGTTGAAAGATATGACATACGGCTTTCCTCTTTTGTCCTTTGCAACTTTCACATTCTTAACTTTGAACATCTTCTCAACATGTTTAATTGCTGCCATAGTGTCCATTCTTCCAGAACGAGTCATTTTGGTAAACTCTTTGTCAATAGCCATTCGGGTTGGTCCTGATGTTCTCTCATCCAGTTCAACGGATTCTTTTGCATAGAGAGGTCTTCCCTTTGCATCTTTCATTGCAACGAGTTTATGTTTCTTTGCAAAGTCCATTGCCTTTTGGTGACTGACATGACTACCGTGGAATGAGAACATCTTAACCCTACCACGCTTCGGGTTGCTGATGGTTGCCATTAGAACTTTATCCTGTCCACTTCCCTTTGCAGGGTTCTTGTAAATGGCGAATCGTGATGTTGGGTGAAGACTAGATGGAACATCAATGATAATTCCTTTACCACTCTCGATGTGCTTCTTAATTTCAGGACTTGCAGGAATGTTTGTGTCCCCACCAAATCGTTGACTTGCTTCATCCAGTTCAACGGATTCTAATAAAGACTTTCTAAGTGAGTCTGCTCCTCGCATCTTCTTCTTATCCATATGTGCAATTGCTCTTCTAACTGCATCGGGAGTCCAGTATTCAATGTTCTTTGCAGATGCAGGACCATGTATCTCTTCTGGTCTATCGCCAGGACCGTCCCCAACGCCCTTGTAGGTGATTGAGTTGAGTCCCTTGGCGAGTAAGTTCTTTTCTTTATTACTAAGTTTCTTGAGTTTATTCTTTAGTGCGTATCGTTTCTTTCGGTCTAGTTGATGTCGGCCACCAGTAGATGACTTCGTAAATTCTTCATCTAAATGATATCCCTTATCATCACAATGGTCGCAACCATCACCCTTACATTTAGGACATACTACTTTTTTCTCTAATAATCTAGAAGCAATGTTTGCTTTTCTTGCATCAATATGGGCAAGAGTCTTCTCAGCCATATTTTTAGAGAAAGATTCATACATATCACCTAGATTTGAATCTAGTGCTTTTTGAATTATTTTTGAATTCTTATGCATTAGTAATCCTCTTCTCCTTCGTTATACAAACCGTCTTCTTTTTCCTTAGCCATATCGTTGTCCATTTCCTTGATTTCGGTTTCGTTGAATTTGAGAATGTTCTTTCTCACCCAATCAATGGAATAGTACTTACCTATGTATTCATTTACTTCTCTTAATACTTCCATTCTTTCTTTAAGAATTTCTGATTCTTTAAGTTCGGTGAAATATGAATCCGTTGCATATTCAATAAATGCGTTTTGTCCAATTTCTTTCCAATCATCTGCTGTAATAATTCCTTTGAGAATTAGTTGAGTCTTTAACAAATCCATGAATAAGTCACTAAATTTGTCTCTCAATCTTTGGATGAACTTGAAGAATCTAACCTCATCTCTTGTAATCTCTGCACTTCTACCCATATTAAAGCCATTTTCTGCTTCTAATCTACTGGTAGGAATATTTAAAGCACGGAAAAGTTTCTTTTGGAAGTATTGGACATCTTCCATTTCTCCGAGATTTTGTCCACCGTCAAGTGTAGAGATTTCTGTTCCTCTACCACCTTCTCGTCTTGGTAGCCAATAATCTTCAAGCATGTTCATGTGCTTTTTGTCGTCTTTAATTTCTCCAGTGCTTGCATCATAGACGAGTTTATTTCTATATTGATTCATCAATCCTTTAAGGTATTGTTCTGCTTTGTTCTTAGGTAAGTTACCTACATCGACATAGAATACTCTTCTTTCTGGTGCCCTAGAGATTCTGTATATAACAACAGAGTCTTCAATCATTCTTAACTGATTGAGGGGACGAATTGCTTTATGGAGATAGCCAATTACTCGTTTTTTACCAGTATCAAACAACCCAGATGTCGCATAACAAATTGCATCTGGTGAAACTTTGATTCCTTTTGTGGCGAATGAAGGAGTGTATAAGTTTGTTTTTGGGGTAAGGTCATATACGAAAAATTCATTTACCTTCTTTACAATTTCAACCCCGTCCTTATTCTTCTCTTTTTCTACTTCTCTTACTTTCTTTATTCTGGTAGGGTCTATAGAACGAAGTTCGATTATACCTTTTTTGTTGTTTTTCTCATCAACAATCTTGTGGAAGAACAGTCTACCATCAACAAACCATTTTCTAAAAATTTCAATACCTTTATTATTGAAATCTAAAAGAGATAAGATTTCTTTGAATTCGGTGTTTATTTTCTTTTTAATAGATTCCGATTGTTCGTAATGGTCCATATTCAATTTTACAGGAGTTCTGTATTCATCGAATACAATACTTTCATTTACAATGTCTTGTACTGCAATTTCAACTTCGGGTTGCAAAACCATCATTCTATAATGGTTGACAAATCCAGATTCTGATTTTTGGTCACCTTCTAAATCTAAGTATGAACCATAGAAACCACCAGAAGCAACGGTGGTTGCTCCATCATCCGGCTCTGGTGGAATAAAAGATTTTGCATTAGGTAATGGTGTGTCAGGACTCTTTTTTCTTCCGAAACTAAATCCAAATAATTCTGGCATATTGATAAACCCTCATATTATAATCCCCGATTATTATCCTGCTTCTCCTACACCACCAAGGTCTACGGATTCTACAAGATTTGCATCAGGGGCGTCACTCGCTAGGAAGTAGGAGTAACTCATTGTCACTGTGAACTCTGAAAGAGTATCACTTGCATCAGAATCAAGAGCCATATCACTAATTACTGTTGGGAAACAATGGAAGAATGAGTATGTCTTGATTGCATTATTTTGTCTATCTAATTGGTCAACACTCCATGTTGGAAATAACCCACCTGCAAGGAAGTTTCCTTGTGTTAAGTCGTGTGCTTGTTCTGCAACATTTCCAACGGTAGAATTGATTGCTTCCATCCATCGTTCAAACTTAGTTCTCATGTTAAATTCGCTGTCACTGATGATTGTAATTGTCCAGTCATCAAAACTTCGGTTTCCAGGCAACTTAAGTTGTCTACCACGGAAAGGAACTAAAATGGTACTGAGGTTTGAAGCAGGAAGTGATGCAGTTCTAATAAGAAAACTAGCACCAGAGTCAGTCCCTTCAGGACCAATAGGTCCGTTTACTCTGAATAGGTTGGGACGAACTCCGCCCTGTTTTAGATTGTTTTTGAAATCGTTAATGTTCATAGTAGGTCTTTCCTCTTACTAATATGTATGTTAGTATTTGTATCATCCACCTGCAATTTCGCTAAAATCTACACCAGAACGAGTAGCAACGAAGTTTAGTTGAATAAAGTTGATTGAACGAGTTGGTTTTACAAAGATGTCTGCAACAAATTTGTTTCCATCAATGACATCTGAAGTATTGTTTGTGTCATCACAAATAACTTTGAAGTCAGTGATTCCTCTTCTTCCTTGAATATCTCGTAAGAATGGTTCAATCATATTCTTAAACTGGGCTCTTGTGAACGAATCATTTTGTTCAAAGAGTTGGAACTTCGATGCAGTGGAGATTGCTTTCTCCATAACAATGAAGAGTCTGCGAACATTGATTCTATCGAAAGCACTTCCCTTAGATTGTAGTGTCTTATCACCAAAGAGGACTGTGCCTTCACCGGGGAATGAAACTACAGGGTTTACACCATCAATGTATAAGTCATCTCGTTGTGCTTCTGGTGTTGGGTTCATGGATAGTTTAACTACACCACGAATTTGTCCACGATTGAAACCTGCGGGAGAGAACCAAGGGTCATTAACATTATCTGTTCTTGCACAGAGTCCTGCAATGTCACCGTTTAGTGGCACCCATCGAAGTTGGTCGTTATGTCGGTCGTATTGATACTTCCAACCACTGTCTAGGAATGCGTAGGAACTGCTCTTGTTAAGTTGAGCATTTCTAAAGTCCTTGACATTGGATACTGCTGTCGATAGTGTTGTAACACCAACAGTGTCTGTCTTCTCAGGAGATATGAATGCAACGCAGTCTTTTCTTGCTTCTGCAATATCAACAATGCTTCCTGCTAATGATGCACTTGCGGCACCAGATAGAATGAGTGAAACATCAACTGTATCTGGGTCAGAGAACAAGTTGTATGCTGTTAGCATGTTGGTATCACCTGATGTAGCACCATATGCTCCACCACCACCCGAAGAGTATGACCTACCAACATTTCCGAAGATAGTTCCAGTACCACCCGCACCCTGAATAGGCGAGTTTGCACCAGAACCGCCTCCTACACCAACATGGGAGAACCCTGTCCAGATATATTTGGAGTTCGCATTGATTACGGTTTGATAGAAGTTTGAGTTTCCGTCGCCATCTCTTGCATCTTTTGCCAGAGAAACTCCGTTGAATACTTCTAGAACTTCTCCTGCTGTTCCAAATTTACCATCTTCATCGATAACGAGGATGGTGAATTGGTCACCAGTACCACCATCCAGGGCTGCAAGGTTGCTTGATGTGTATGGTCGTTCAACATATGATTTATACTTGAATTCCCAATCACCAGTTACTGATTTCGCGATTGCTGACGACAGAGCAGGAGTGAATCCCAATGTGAGGCCAGTTCCACTTGCATCTCTGGTTGTGATGGTATAAGTTGTGGTGTCTCCATTAAACTTTAATGTATCACCAACAATTGCGGCGGTTGCACCTGTTGCATGATGGGTCCCATCCCCTGAGAATCCCATTTGCGTTGCTCCTGCGGCCGCACCACAACATCCTTCTATGCTACTGCTGTAACCGTATGTTGTACCTGCAACACCCTGAACCCATGCAACTCTTAGGGAGTTACCGAATTCACCGGGGTATTTTGCAATAAATTCTGCACTATTACCTGCTTGATAAATTGAATACGCACCAACACCGGCAGAATATCCTGCATCGTAGATGTCACTATTTTTAATCAACTCTCCAGTACTGCCATTTGTTTCGTTTCCGAAGAAACATGCATTCTTGGAGTCCGAAGTTGTACTTCTAGCAACAGTGCAAGAACCGCCATAACCGAGGAAGTTCGCAATGTTTAACCAGTTTTCGTAGTTGTTAGTGTTTGGTTTACCGTAAAGAGATACTAGTTCGTTTTCATTTGTCACTAGAACTCTTTGTTCTTCTGGACCCCAATCGGCCATAGTTACAGCGGCTGCTCTAGTTGTGGACACAGAAGGGATTACATTTGTGAAATCCTTCTCTGTTACAGTTACGCCTGGGCTTACTCTAAATGCCATGTGAATTCTCCTTGGTCTAATTTCTATCGCCTATATCAATAGGAAAATATTATCTTTTCTTTGAATTATGTATACGAATCGATAGTTTCATTACCAACTAAAGAATCCTCCATCATCATCATTATTGACATTTTTCCACAAAGTTCCATCCGCATCTTGTTCAAATTCATCTCCCATACCATTATCTATAAAACCAAATGGAGTCATTTCTTCCTCAATTTGTTCTAATTTCTCTTTATACATGGCTTTTCTAACATCCATATTCAACAAATCTTTAAAATATTGTTGAGTGGTACACCAAGAAAAAAGAATTAGTGACATTACCAAATCATCGTTGTGACCATCATCTGCTTCAAATGACTGTCTTTTGGCAATAAATGAAATCAATTCATCAATGATATCAAAATCTTCAATTAGTAACTTATCTTCTTCGATTAAGTTTTTAAGGTTGGAACACCCGACTCGTTTTGTTGCTATTGTTGTTCGGATTCCCAATTGACTTCCACCTTTACCGAATCCACCATCAAGGGTTTGTCCTTTTCTTCCCCGAACCGAAGTCATAAGGATATTTTCATATTCAAATTCACTGTGAAGGATGTCTGCCACTTGTCCCCCAATATCATTAATCTCTACCATACAATAAGCATTATTATATTGTTTGCAGAGAGAATGAACTACAGTCGGGAAAACCATAGGAGAGAGTTCGTTGTTCTTGAATGTAGCAACCACTTTATATGGTTCATCTTCTCTTGTAATATCAATAACTGAGAAAGCATGGTAGTCTAGTCCTGTTCCTCTCGCAACATCAACTCCAATAAAATAAATATGGTCTTTTTTTGGTTCTTCATACACCCTAAGACCTTCATCGTTTTTATGAATGGGGGTTTTGTATACTAATGATTTTAACTTAGCAGATGATACTAGAGTATTTGTTGAACCAATGAAGTCACATTCAAATTCTGTTCGGAATTGCTCCTCACTGGTATTGGCAATTGTTTGCTCTTTCCATTTTGCATCTCTGCCTGGAACATCCGACCAATGAACCTCAATTGGAACATAGGTGTTTCTTCCTTCAATTGCATCCATCCACATTCGGTAGTACATGTTCAATCCCTTGGGAGTTGATACAATGAGAACCTTTGTAGTTTTACCAGACGAGATTGTAGGATAAACTGAACTGAAGAACTCTTCAGCAACACCCTGTGGAATATAGGCGAATTCGTCCATGAAAATCATGTTGAATGAACCACCACGAACAGCACTGGATGATGTAGCAGAAGCCAGAATCTTTGAACCGTTTTCTAATTCAATAGAACCTTTGTTCCATTCCATGATTCCTTGTTGCATCCATTTTGGTAAATGTTCATAAGCCAGTTTTAATCTACCAAGAAGTTCTCTTGCAGTTGCAAGTTTGTTTGCGAGAATAGCAACATTTACACTTGGGTTGAATAAAACGAAGTGAAGAAGGTAGGCGATGAT